AAACGTAATCGCACAAATAAATCAGATAAAGGTTCTATTTGTAAATTCTGAACATCTTCAGGCAGTGCCGTTTTACCAACTGCTTGAATATTTACAGTAGAAGTTGTTGAACTTAAAACACCTAAGGCGTTAAATGATTTAACTTTAAAAGTGTAAGAACCTAAACGAGATTCAAAAAGTTCAAAACTTGGTCTTGCTACTCTTGTTCTTTCTGGGTTGTCTCTTTCATATTGAAATTCTACAAGATATTCTTTAACACCTAAAACGGGTTCCCATGATACAAAAATTTTAGAAACAGCACGATTCTGTAATACAACAATTTGCTCTACAGCACTTAAATTTGACGGTGATGGTGCTTCTTTTATTAAAGTGGTAATTGTTCTCGGATTAAATGTTACATTTGTATCTTCAACTTGTGCATATTTATTTGTGTCATGTATTACGGCAGTAATTGTATATTCAGAGTCATTTTTTTCTTCTATAGAAACAACTTTAAAAATTTGAAACTCAATAGTTGTATTTTCTATTGCCCAAACACTATTTGTTTGTGGAGTTGATGAAAAAGCAGAAGAAACTGTAATAGTTGTTCCAGATATTGAACTTATGGATCTGCTTTCAGTAGAACCATCTGATAAAACAACAGATAATGTTGCACTATTTTCTGCTGTTAGATCAGTATTGTTTGCATCATCAACAATAATTTGTGTTGTTGAAACACCTGTTTTTATCCTTCCACCTCTGCGAACCCCTGCTCTCACAGAATCTGCAATAGCAATAATTGTTGATGGTCTAACAATTACTCCAGCTTCTAATGTGGTTGTAAATGTAACAACTTCAGATTCTAGTAAATTTGTATAAAGAAACCACCGACCTAATCTATTGGCCTGACCAATAGAAGTACAAGCAAAAGCTTTAAGTGTTTTTCTTGTTCTACCAAATTTATTAATTGCATCTAATCCAGTTGATCCAGAACCAAGAGCAGTAATTTGCTCCGCAGTAACCAATTCAAACTCCATTGTCTGTGTTTGATTGTCAAAATATTGAACTTCTACCTCTGTATATTTAAGTCTTGCTCCTTGATTTTGATATGTAAAACCTTCTTCAGTGACATTTGAATTGTTAAAAACATATTGAGGATCAGATGTATTATCAGTTGTATTTGTTGGCCTGTCTTGTGATATCTGCAAAGTGCCGTTGCTATAAAAAGGCATGGCGTTCATGATTGAACAGAGATCATTAATTAAGTTATAAGCGTCATTTCTTTGATTTAAAATTACATTACAACTAAATCTAGGCTCAGTTGTTCCTGTAATTGGATCAGTTATCAAAGCACTCGCATATTTACTTGCAGAGAAAAAACTAAAAACATCTAGATTTTCCTCCTGTACAATTCCTTTTTCTGCAACACTGCCATCGCTGTTTAATTTATCACCAAAACCCTTATCGGTTGTCAAAATATCATATAAAACCCAAGCAGGGTCAGAGCACCATTCTTTATCAGTCTTAAAAGTACCATCAAATGTATAGTCATCTGGATAAATAACTCTCCCATTATCAACATCTACAGTCGTTCCACTTGGTACTTTTATCTTAGTACCCTTGATCCGATACATCCGCCTTGGATAGCTACGAAATTCCTGTGCATTAAATCTAAGTGCGACATATGCAAAACCTTCATAAGCACTTACATCTGATTGAATTTCTGTAAAAGAAAGCCAATTTGTGCTATTTTGTAATTTTGCGTCAGTACCATCATCTGTATTCCTAAAAACACTTAATGTCAAAGGAAAATTCATTGTTCTCTCAAAAACAAGCTCATAGTCTTTTACATAAGGACTTGTCGCTTTTCCATTTGTTACATCAAGAATTACAGGATTATTTATTGTTCCATTATTTTCAGTTACTCTAATAGAAATTTTTGCTTCTGCACCTATAACATCACCATCATCTTTGAACTCTTGAAGTGCAGGGAATTGGATTGTTACTCTTAATTTATCAACTAACTGCCTTCCATCTGAATTAGTAACACCATTAATTGTTCTTGATAATCCTTGACTAGTTTTTACAATACAATTACCAGCAAAAGATGTATTCTGAAAGGTTGTATTAATTACAAATTTCCCACTATCAGGCACAGATATTATTTTTTGTGTTTGTGGATTAGCTGTTTGCACAGTGCCAGCAACACTGTCATTTGTCCATTGGACAACTTCACCGACTAAGTATCCATGATTTGCAATATTAACTAACATTTGATTTGCCCCTAAAGATACACCACTTACAGTTTGTCCACCACTTCCAGCAAGAGTATAAGTTCCTGTTTTTGTTGTTGCAAAAGGTGAATTAGTAAGAGCAACACCAACAGGAATTGTATTTTCTATTGTGTTTATTTCTTTTAAAGGTGTTTGATCAATTGCACCATTTTTAAAAAAAACATCAACATTTGAAAAATTTGAAGTTCCGTTTGCATTAGTAATTGGTGTATTATCTAAAAAAATATCTCTTCCTATCTCAAGAGAATCAGTAGAATCTGGATTTGTATTAGATGGTTTTCGTAGGCCTTCTATTTCGCCATATCCTAATAAATCAATGACTGTTGCGAATTGCTTTGACCTTAGACCTCCATCTATTAAGTCTGGATCTTCAACCCTTCCATCAGGGTCTCTACCAAATAATTGATCGTCAACTAACTTAACCATAACTATTCAATATTTCTCTCTAATACCTTCACTATATTACCTGAGTTTGAATATGTTTCATTACTCCATGTGCCCGCACTCACTCTAAATTCATTTGTAGTAACATCTTGCACTCCAAAATTGCCTCTTTTTATGTTTGAATCAGCAAGAGGACCAGTTACAAATTCAAGTTTAATATTTTCACCATTTACAAAAGTATGTCCTGTTGCTGTTATTGTTATAAGATTTCCAGATTGTGTATAAGTCATATCGTCTGAAGGGGAAGCTGATCCCGAAGTTGATTCTCCATCACCTTGAACAGTTCTTTTAGTGATTTGGGCGGTGTCTGTGCCTGCACTAATAATAATTGAGCCACTGAAAACTCGACCATAAATAATTGGCACTGGAACACCACTTGAACTTACATTCTGTATTCCAGTAAATGAATATGATCCTCTAATTGCTGGGTCAACATCGCTTACTGAAGAAATATTTTGTGGTGAATTTTGTGGTGATATTAAGTCTGTTATACCTCCTATAATCATTGAAGTTCCTATAGATGTTAATGCTGTAGCTAAAACAGTTCCAATAATAAAACTAGAAGCAGTAGCAGCAGCAGCACCAGCAGCGATAAGACCACCTCCGACAACAAAAGGTAATGAACCAATTGCAACAGGTATTATTTGAATATCACCCTGTCCTGATATTGACAAAAGATCCTCAGTGATTTCATTACCACCCATTTTTACCTTATATACTTGATCATTCATGTGTGCTTGAAGTCCTTCAAAATTTGCCAGCAGAAAGCTCATCGCTTGATGTGGTGATTTTACAGCAGCTTCAAAGTAAGATTTTCCTAAAAATTTTCTTAATTTACCATATACTTTTATTTTTTTAAGCTGCATATCTATAAACTCCCCTCAACGCTTGTTGATATCTCATATCAAATGGTTCTCTACAACTTAAAGCTTTTATATTATGATTTAATATCATATTATCACCTATATAAACAGCAACATGATCTAAATTGCCTGTTACAGATTGGAAAAGCAAAACATCACCAATTTTTATATTTTTATTTGATTTTTGTTTTTCAAATCCACCTAAAGGCAATGCTTTTTCAAACTCTGGATTTTTTAAAAAATTTTTAATCCGTTTGGGTCTTTCCCAATCCATAAGTTTAATTTTTTTTGTTTCCAAATACCAATCAGAAACTATACTCCAACAATCGTATTTACCCCAAATAAACTTTCGTCCTATAAGTGAAGGTGCTTTCCAACCACAGGGCTTAAAAAATTCCCAATGATCATGTTCAATACTGTAAATATAATATGGAAAACCAAGATGCTCACAAGCCGCTTTATCATTGTCTGAAGGTGTTGCAGAGCCTAAAGGGTGACTATGAATCACTCCTAGTATTTCGCCCTGATCTTCACATTCTGCCCAATCATCAGGATCAAGAATAAAAAATTCAAATTTACCCTCTGCTAAATTTTTACAAGGCCAAAAAGTTTCTGCACCTTTTATTATTGCCAACAAACCACAAGCCTCTTCTGGTGCTTGTTTTTGTGCATATTTTTTAAAAGATTCTTTCCAAAACATTTTAGGCATTTACAAAAGTACCAACACCAGCAAAATCTGCTCTCGTAACAAGTTTTTTAGGAGCAGCAACACCAAAAAGATCAAAAGAACCTACCATTTCAAAACTAACAATATTTCTGTTTTCAGCAACCTTTCTTTCAATAAAATAAACCTCTCTAGGAAGTTCTGCTGTTGGGTCAACTGATCCTACTTTATATGGATTGACATTTGAAGGAAAATTTTCTTCATCTAAAAATCTTGCAAGTGTTCGTCTGCGTGTAACTTTTGCCCCAGCAAGATCAGAAAAAGGTGTCGTTTGATTTGTAAGTTGAAGTATTGTAGTAATACTTCCTAATAAATTTGAAAAAGTAATAGTTGGTCTAGGCAGTTTTCCTTTACCAGTGTATTTAAATCCATCTGCCTTTACAGGTATTCTTGTATATGTATTTGATTGCCATACAATATCAAGGCTGTCTTTCATATTATTGCCAGCATGAAATAGATAAACAGTTGGAACTGATATAGAACTATTTACATTGAAGGATACATTTCCGCTTGTGGACTGTGAAGTTGTGCCAGTGACGGTAAAAGTATTTGCATCTGGAACTGTTTGGATAGTATAAATTCCATCTATCCCATTTCCAGAAGTAAAGTCAAGAGTTAAAATTAAACCAGCAGAGAAATCATGGTCATTAAGGGTGATTGTTATTGTGGTTCCACTTTGGGAATAAGCACAATCTGTTTTTGCAACTTTCGTATAATGAACATCAGCCTTTAATTCAACAGAATACAACTCAATTATTGATTTATTTGTTAATTGTTGAAGTTCTGTTGTTGGATTTGCCATTATGGTTCAAATACCTCTCTAAATGTTGTTGTAATAATAGCCCTGTTGTTGTATGGAATTTGTTTTGACCAAGAATCACATACAAACTGTCCAGCACCAGAAAGAGTTATTGAAACATTTCCTGAGTTTGTTGCACTGGCAGCAGCCGTCACAGTAAAAGCATCATCACTGGTTACTGAGGCGACAGCAAAAGTGCCATCAGTTGCAGAACCAGACGTATAATCAATTGTTAAAACATCACCTATTGCAACACCATGATTAGAAATTGTTATAGTCACAGTTGTTCCGCTTTGCGAATATATCCCTGTTTTTATAAAGCCCTCTGCTGGTGGGGTAAATGTAAAGCTTGCCTGATCGTTAACCCTGCTTCTTAAGAAGCCTTCTATAACATCTGCTTCAGTCTCAGACACGTTGAAAGTAAGATCATATACTTTAGGGTCTTGAGAAAGAGGTAGGCCATATAAAGCTCTGAACTCATATCCATCACCAAGAGAAGAAACCCTTACTTTTGGCTTGCTGGATTTTCTCATTCCGTAGGTCGGAGAGATATTTGGAAAACTTGCCATTACCTATTTAATAAGCCTCCAGCCCTTTGTTCATCAATTATAGTTGCCTGTACAACACTAGCAATAAGACTTCCAAGAGCCTGACCTTCTGCTTCATTTCCTTGAACAGAACTACCAGACGCATCAACGGAAACATTCACAATATTAGTTGTAGTACCTCCCAGTTGGTTATTTGGTATTATATTGCCACCTCTTGAACCCATCTGTAATATTTCTGGTCCTTTCTCACCGACTACAAAAGTACCACCAGCAGAAACAGGGCCACCATTTGCTCTCTTGCCAAGATTCTTAAATACATCACCTAGAAATCCTCCAAATCTTTCACCAAGCCCAGCGATTGATCTTTGAATAGCAACTTCAACCAAACTTCTTTTGAGATCATTTAAAACACTAACAGCCGCTTGAGCAAGTGTTTTTGTACCCATTACAGCATCGGTAAGGTTAGAAACAATTCCATCTTCTATCCCTTTGCCTATTTCCATAAATTTTTCTTTAAGTTTTTCTGTTGCTTCTTGATTTTTTTTAATTTCGACTCCTTTCAATTTTAAATTTTTATTTATTTTCAATAAATTTAATAATTCTTTTTCTTGTTCACCATCAAATGCTTTTTGTATTTCAAGAGTTTCTAATTCAAAATCTTTTTTTATCTTCGCTTCTTCTGTCAATTCTTTTGAAATTTCATTAGTTTTATTTAAATTTTTATTAGATTCATCAAGATTTTTTTTAATTTTTTCAAATTCTAAAGTTAGTTCTCTAGCTTCGGCTTTTTCTAATGCTTCCTCTAAAAGACCTAATTTATTATTTGCAGCTTCAATATCTTTTACCAACCCTTTTGCTTCTGCTGATCTTCCATCTGTTTCTAATGTTTTTAATAAAACTCTTGTGCTTTCAATAGCATCTTTAGTATCATTTATTCTTGCCGTCAAATCTGCAACACTGCCTTTTTCTAATACATCATTAAATTCTTGTTGAAAATTTTTAGCTTTCATTATACTTGCTGCCAACATACCAAGAGCAATGACAACTAAACCTATACCAGTTTTTGCAAGAGCAATTTTAAAGGCATTTGCAGCAACAGCCGCCTTTGTAAAACCACCAGCAGCAGCAAAAGCTACTGTTGCACTTGTTCCTAATGCTCCATTTGCTGCCAGTGCGGCAATACTCATAGTTTTAAAATTTAATGATAAAGCTACTATTTGAGGAATAACAAAAGCAGCAGCTACAGATAAAGCTTTTATAGCAGCAGCAGCACCCAAAACTATAAGAGCAACTTGTCCTTCTTCACTATCTATAAATTTTGTAAATGAATCTATAAATTTAGCTAATTTCACTGCACCATCGGCAAGAACAGGTGTTAATTTTGAGCCAATAGTTAATTGCAATTCTAAAAGCTCATTATTAAGTTGTTTAAATTTTTCTGCTGGTGATTCGTCAATAATATCTCTTATTTGTTTCCCTAATCCTTCAGCAGATTTTGATAAAGCTCTAATGATGATGTCAGATTTAAGCAAGCCTTTTGATGCAAAAT